GTTGAAAACAACAGCGAAGGACGCAGGCTCAGGCCAGTTCGTTCTAGCTGGTGGTGAGATGAACGGATACCGTGCAATCGTATCTAACCAAGTCACAGCAGGCGACCTATACTTCGGTAACTTCGCTGACTGCTTGATTGGTATGTACGGCGGCTTGGATATCACAGTTGATCCATACACATCATCAACATCAGGCACAGTGCGCATCGTAGCGTTGCAAACTATGGACGTAGCAGTACGTCACGCAGTTAGCTTCGCATACAACAACGACGGCGCATAATGCTAACTTGGGGTGGCTCACAAGCCACCCCCTCTAACGAGGGGATGAAAATGAAGTACATCATTCTAAAATCTTGCGTTGCAGCAGGCTCATCACGTAATGCAGGTGAGATTGTTGAGCTAGGGGCAGATGAGGCGGCTTCATTAACGGCCTACGGGCGAATTGCCGTGGCACCAGATCCAAAACCTGCTGCTGCTTCGACAAATCGCGCTGCAAAGCCTAAGAGTACGAGGGCTAAGAAATGAAGATTAAACTATTAAAAGATGCGACCATTCATGGGATTAGGTCAAAGGCAGATCGCGTGCATGAGGTAGTAGATCATGTTGCTCTAAAGCTAATTAAGCGTGGTTATGCTGCTTTGTACGAACCAAAGGTTGAGCCTGAACAGGAAGAAGAAGATGCCGCTGTCGATAGCGAATGACCTATCATTTATGTTCAATACTGACGAGTTTGCGTCTAGTATAACCTACCGCCGCAAGATGGCGTTGGGTCAATCAACAATTAAAGGCATCTTTGATAATGAGACAATCCCAGTCGATGCTGGTGGTTACGTTCAGGTTCATCAGGAGCAACCTAGATTGACATGTCGCACAGTAGACCTGACTGATATTGCGGAAGATGATGTAATGGTAATTTCGTCAGTTGAGTATCGCGTTGTAGGATGGATACATGATGGTACGGGAGTTACCGAAGTACAGTTGGAAAAATCATAATGGCGCACGTAAGAAAGCAGATACGAGATAGAATAGCATCTGTTTTGAGCAGCAATGTGTCATTAGTGAAGCGCCGTGTTTACGCTAGTCGCGTTTACCCGCTCACCGAAGACAACCTGCCAGCAATCACAGTTTACACTGGTTCTGAGGTTTCGAACCGACTAAACATGGGGTTGAAGGACTTAAACCGCAGCCTGTCTATTGATGTGGACTTGTATGTTCGCGTGACAAAGACGTTCGACGATGATGTTGATAAGATTGCGGTTCAGGTAGAAGAAGCAATAGCCAATGACTTTACGGTCAACGGCCTTGCAAAAGAGGCTGTACTTACAGGGACTGATATTCAGTTTTCAGGCGATGCAGAGCAACCCGTGGGTGTTGCAAAGCTGACATTTACTGTGAGATATGTTACAGCATTAACTGATGTAGAAGCAGCCAGATAGAAGGAGAATAGCTATGGCTACTTATTTTGGATCGAATGGAGCCGTTAAGCTAGCCACTAGTGGCGATGCGGTCGCGGCCCTTGGAGAGGTGTTGAATTGGTCATTAACAATGACTGCTGACACTGTTGATAGCACAAGCATGGGGGACAGCGCCCGTACTTATGTAAAAGGACTTTCTCAAGGTACAGCAAGTCTATCATGTTTTTGGGATGATGATGACACTGCGCAGATCGACCTTGTTCAAGGTGACACTGTTGACTGCGAGTTCTACGCGAACCAAGACAGCGGCGATGATTATTACAAAGGTGATTTCATCGTTACTTCTGTGGGCCGCGGCACATCTCACGATGGTCTTGCAACGCTTGACGTTGAGCTTCAGCTTAATGGTGACTTAACGATTAGTCAGGTTTCATAATGTCTATTACGTCAAAGATTGAGCGGGTTTCTGGCGAATACAAGACTATGGAAGTCCCAGAGTGGCAGGTCGATGGCAAGCCACTCAAAATATTTTACACACAGTTGACGGTTGGCGAGAGCAAAAAGATCGCCAAGCGTTACCCCAACTTCATGGAAAAGATCACTGACGCAGAGGTTCAGGTTTTCATCATCATCCAAAAGGCTATGGATGAGAAGGGCGACCCGCTATTTGATATTGGTGATAAGAATTGGTTTGATGGGGAAGACCCTCTTGTGGTTCAACGTGTTGTCGCTCCAATGATTGTTAGTCAGTCTGTGGAGGAGCAGGAAAAAAACTAAGAGACGACCCATTCAGGATGAATGTGGTCACTCTGGCAGAAAAGCTGGGCAAGACGATAGCTGAGATTGATAAGATGCCAATGAGTGAGTACAATGAGTGGGTCGCTTATTACACAATTCTAAAGGAACGCTCTGATGGCTGATTTTAACATTCTAGTTGGTGTGCAGTCGGGCGATGCCATCAGGAAACTTGCAGACGTTGAAAAAGGCGTCAAGCGAGTTGGAAATGCGACTAACAAGACCACTAATCAACTAAAGGCTCATGCTAATCAATACAACAAGACAGCCGTAGCCACTAACAAGTGGGCCAAGGGTGCTTTGCAACAGGCTGGTTATCAGGTTGGTGACTTCTTTGTTCAAATTCAAGGTGGCACAAATGCGTTGCAGGCTTTTGGTCAGCAGGGTTCTCAGCTTTTAGGTATATTTGGGCCTCTTGGTGCTGTGCTTGGTGCTGGTGTTGCGATTGCTGCTGCGCTTGGAACTGCATTTCAGAAGGCGGGTGAAGGGGCGAAGCAGGCCAAAGATGCCCTAGCGGAGTTGAAGAAGTCTACGGCTGAAAGCAATGCTGAGATACAGGTACTATTGCGCGGTCTAACTTCAGCAAAAGAGCTTCAAGCGTTAGAGCGAATAAGAGAGTTGGAAAAAGAGCTTATTCCTATAAACGATAAGCTTTTTGTTCAGGAAATCCGCTTGCAGAAAGCCAAAGAAGAAGGCGATAAGCGGGAAGAACAGGCTGCAAACAAGCGAATTGATAGCCACACAAGGCAGGCACTGCGCCGCGAAGATGCTATTAGGGCAGAAGAAAAGTTCATCCAAAGCTTGAAGGACAATGTTGCGGCTGTTCAAGAAGTGAAAGATGTAAACGAACTTCTTGATACGGTTCTTACATCTCGGACTGCTGCTGGGAAAAGAATGGTTGAGTTGGCGAATGCGGAGAGCGTTGTCATGTCTCAAATCATTCCCAAAAGTCAGCTTGTACTAGACTTTGAAAAGCAACGTGCTGATGAGCGCGAAGGTCGCCTAAATAGATTTTTCCGCGAAGAAGATGCGGTTATGTCTCAAGCTGTCGCAAAAAGCCAAGCGGTTCTGGATTTGGAGAAGCAAAGGGCTGACATTAAAGAGCGCATGTTAATGACTGACATCAGGCTACGCTTTGGCGATGAAGCTGCGCTAATGGAGATGCCTGTTGAGATAGACCAGACTGCCTTTGATAAAACAGAAAGAGCCTTGAAGAAGATAAAAAAGGAAGCGAAGGAAGTGGTAGCGGCTCTGCCCCGAATTAACCCAGAGCTAGACCGCCTTGAGAGGCTTGCTGATAGCGTGGGCAACTCGTTTGAAAATGCATTTATGAGTGCAGTGGATGGCACTATGTCGGTGAAAGATGCGTTTAGATCAATGGCATCAGATGTCATTAAGGAACTATATCGCGTATTTGTTGTAAAGCAGATCACAGGATTTGTTCAGGGTCTTGTGATGGACATGGGGGGCAAGCCAATGCAAGGGCCGCAGCTTCCAAAGAGAGCATCTGGTGGCCCAGTATCCGCTAATACCCCATATCTTGTAGGTGAGCGTGGGCCAGAGTTGATGATACCTGCGGCAAGCGGAACGGTCATACCCAATAATAAGGTTGGCGGCGCAGGAGTTACAGTCGTGCAGAATATCAACGTATCAACAGGCGTACAGCAAACCGTGCGCACTGAGATAAAATCACTGATGCCACAGATTGCAGAAAGTGCTAAATCTGCTGTCATGGATGCCAAGCGGCGTGGCGGTTCTTATGGGAGATCATTTGCATAATGGCTATATCGTACCCTTTATCCCTGCCGTCACACACGGGAATTGCGCAGATTGAGTTACGCGCAGTCAACGCCGTAGCTTACAGTCAGTCTCCCTTCACATTCGCTGGGCAGGCACACGCCTATGCTGGCGAAACTTGGCAAGCTGACATCACCCTACCTGCTATGGCGCGTGCAGATGCAGAGCAATGGATTGCGTGGTTGGTTAGCCTGCGTGGGCAATTTGGCACGTTTTATCTAGGTGATCCAAGCGCAACTTCGCCGCGTGGTTCAGTTAGCCAAAATACCCATGTAAACGCCGCTACAGGCAGCGCAGGTGATCGTGAAATATCAGTGACTATTACAGCAAATGAAACTTTGCTTGCTGGCGATTACATTCAGATTGGCACAACATCTAACCGTTCGTTGCATAAGGTGCTTACTGATGTCACAGGTACTGGTTCTGCGCAAAATATAGACATTTGGCCTGCATTGCGTGAAAATAAGTCTAGCGCAGGTGTCAACATATTGAACACTACTGGCAAATTTAGACTGGCAAGCAACCAACAAAACTGGTCTATCAACGAGGCCAGCATTTACGGTATTACATTCGGAGCGTTTGAGGCACTATGACACGCACAGTTCCAGCAGCACTACTCACGGCATTGGGTCAGGCAGAGTTTGAACCGTTTTACGCGGTTGAGGCTCTGTTTGATGACACTGATGATACACGCTGGAACGAAGCAGGCTACACAGGCCAGAATGCAGTGCGCCTCTGGACGGGATACGGCGATAAGTCTATCTCGTCCAAAACCTACACAGGATCGGGCAGCGTGTTAAACATCAGCGGCCTTGAAGAAGTCAACGATCTGTCAGCCAAGAACATCACGATCAACCTGAGTGGCATTGACAGCACAATCATATCGCTCGCCCTGAGTGAGCCATACCAGCGTAGATTGTGCCGTGTGTATTTCGGGGCGAGAACGACTGCGCCAATCGAGATATTCAGTGGTTTTATGAACACTATGTCGATTGAGGATAGTGGTCAGACAAGCAACATCACGATGACTGTAGAGAGCAAGTTGGTTGCCTTGGATCGCGCCAGCAATCGTCGTTACACACATGAGAACCATATAGCGCGAAACAGTGGCGACACGTTCTTTTCTTTTGTTGCTGATCTGCAGGATAAGGACATCGTATGGGGCCGCGAGAAAGCCTGAATGCTTACCTAAAGCAAACCAGAGGCATTACGTTCCAGTGGGGACTGCATGATTGCCTTACTTTTACGAACAATGCATTCCACGCTATGTACGGCAAAGGCTGGGCTGACGATTGGCTTGGTCGCTACATGGTAGACGGAAGGCCCAT